GCATCAGGGAAAATCTTGTCTATCACTGTGCTAATTGCAGGTATTAATAAATTAAACATTGTTTATTCCTTTGTTATACGTAACTCTACCAGCTACTCTAGAAGCGGTGAGGTCTTGCTGTCTATTTTTAGGGTCAAATGAGATGTGAACCCACCGTCCAAACTCGTGAATAAGTTGGTCATACTTAATGTTTGACTCTTGTAACAGTTTACAGATTTCGTAGGGAGTGCCAAAGCCACTGCATACAAAGTCAATTGCATATCCAGTTGTATGTGAGCTAGTACCACTACCACCAACAAGCATATTCACTACTTTGTTACGGTAGCCACTTGATATATGAACTGGCTGATTGCCTACTAACTCTCTAACAACTTCCATATTCTTAGCGGTTAGCTTTAGGTTTTCTAAATGTTCTGGTGTAGGGTTGTTGTCAATGCCCTTACGGGTTGCCGTTTGAGACACTGTCAGCTCATCAAGCGAGAAGTGTTTAGTGAGTTTCATGTGTTTTTTCCATTCTCTTGTAGTGAGCGATTCTATCTTTCCGCTCTAGTCCTTTAAATACCCATGAAACAATTAAACCTATAATAGCTACTACTACACCAGCTATTGCTGCAAATTCGTTAGCAGTAAGACCAAATAACACAGCAGCACCTGAGCCACCATAAGTGGCTGTAGTGGCAAGGGATGTAACAGTTTCGTGAGTAGTTGTCATTGTATTATCTTTATTTTAAGTTATTATTTAACGGCTAGTCTAGCATCAGCACGTTTAGTTGCAACTTCACTATTAACAGGTATACCCGTTTCAGCATAGCGAACTACCCACCAATCGGTTGAGGCTAGATATGCTAATGCCTCTTGGTTAGTTTTGTCTTGTACCTGCTCTGGTGTTAAGACTGCTTGAGGAGATGGCGGAGCATCTTCATGCTCAGCTACTGCACCCGTAGATAAATTATATTCTTTTCTCATAGTTTTCTACTCGTATAAAATGTTAATTGAGCCAGCATCAAAGGTGTCTGTGCCGTTTACTGTGGTTATACGTACTCGGTCTAATTCACCACCTAAAGTTGGGGATGTTCCACCACATACATTTCCTCTAGCACCCCCCCCATCTGAAACTGTTGCGAAGGAAACCCACTTATTTGTTGTTAAAAGGGTTAGTATAACTCCACCCGTTTGAATGGAAGATACTACATTTATAGCCGCAGTAGCTAAAAAGCCTATTGTTGTAGATGCGGCAGGTGACCCACTAGCAGAAGATTGTGCTGCAACACCCGCACTTGCATAAGCAGTAGTTGTAATCGTACTTGAACCAATTTGTAAGAGTAGATTACTTGTCCCATTCGTACTAACCCCACTAAACATTACAGTTATTCTTTTAGTCCCAGCAGGAATACCAGTAAAGTCAATAGAAGTGCCTGACGTAGTAGCTACCGAAGTGCCTGACGTTATCCCCACCGTAGCAGTGTCAAAGTTATCACTCCCCCTGATTTCACTAGCCATTATGCTAAACCTTCAACAATAGCCTTTAGCTCTTCCACAGTCTTACCAGTAGCTGTATCTGTCATATCTCGTAGAGTTTGCTTGCTCGCTACGATAGCTGACGTGTCACCATTAACTTCAACTGCTCGTGTGTAATCTACATCGAGTGCTTCTAGTAAAGGTTTGCGATAGACTCTGATAGCCTCTTTTGTAATCTCTGTTGCTTTTGTGTTATTGACTGTAATCATTTTGTTTTCCTTTAGTTTCCAAATACGATAATTGAAATCATGTCACCATCTTCTGCCGCACCATTACTACTAGCGGTAGCTCCTCGGGCGCACCCTATCCTGACAGAGCCTACTAAAAGGTATTGTTGTGAATCTAAGTCAGTTGGGCTGGATGTAGTGGCTTTAACACCCACAAAAGCGCCACCACGCGCATCATTTGTAGCTATAGAGCTACTTGCTACGCTGTAATTTACATCAGCCATCGCCGTAGTAAAATTAATTGTGTAATCACCCACGGCGTTATCAACAATTGAGCTGACATTATAAGCAGCCCTAATAGCGACTGTACCAGAACCATTAAAGTTTACCCACGCAGAACACAGCCTACTATTTACATCAGCACCACCCAGTTGAGGGATAGCACCTGTACTCGTCTCAAAGTTATCGGATACTACTGCGCTAGCCATTACGCTTTAACCGCCCAATCAGATATATCTGTCTCTTCCCAAGCGTTTCTGAATGTTCTGTCTGAAGGTACATCAGCAGTGGCTACGATTTTATACTTAGCCCCCACTGGTACATCCTTGATGCAGAACTCTGCTGTTAAGTTATCTGCTGGAACAACTACTCCAATAGAAGCACCGTTGTCGTTTGTGATTAAAATTCTTTGTGTCATTTTGTTTTCCTTTTATCTGAATATTGCTAGACTTACATAAATCATATCATTAAGAGATACGTAGGCATTAGCAGTCATAATAGCAAGGGCAGAGACTGTAGGTGCTACTGGTGTTTGGTTATACATTACAATATTTGAGCCACCTGTACCACCAGCTGCTCCTGAAAAAGTGTAGTTAGTGTCTGGCATTGCAGTAGTAAAGTTCACAGTGTATTTACCTGTACCATTATCTGTAATAGAGCTAACATTATATGAAGCCCTAATAGCTACTGTACCAGTTCCATTAAAATTAACCCAAGCCTTTGCTACTCTCGTATTGTTTACATCTACCAACTCATCTGTGTTTAGAGTGGTAGCCCCTTTTGTTAATGTATCTACTGTGAGGTTACTAGCCATATTAAATTACCACCCATCTGCCGTTAACTGTTACTGTGTATGTATCAGCAATTGTAATGTCCCCAATGGACATTCCATTAGTGCCTACAGGAATTGTAATATCTTCGCTGATAGTCTGAGCGTTTGTTCTGATAATGCTGTTAGTACCTAAGCTAGACCCACCACCACCAATAGAACCCCATTCTGTCCCATCATAACCCTCAAAAGAGGTTACAGTATTATTCCAGCGCATAAACCCCGCAGAAGGACTTCCGTCTCGCTCGGCAGTTGTGCCTGAAGGCATTACAGCACTTCCTGTAGCAGATGTTTTAGCTACATAATCTGTAGTATCAAATGCTTTTACTTGTGCTAGGTTAGTAACTTCACTATCCATTAAAGCCCCAGAGGCTGTAACATTAGTTGCATCTGTCACATCAGCAAGAGCTTCTATGTTATCTAACTTAGTTTGGTCTGCTACTAAGAATGTCCCTGTGGTAGCTTTTACTGCCGCAATATCAGCTAGTTCGCTGTCCATCAACGCACCAGCAGCAGTTACGTTTGTTGTATCGGTTACATCCGCTAATGCTTCTACACCATCTAACTTAACACCATCAGTAGCAACATTACGCCCATCAAATGTAGAAGAGGTAGTAATTGCCCCTGTCATTGCACCACCAGTTCTTGGTAGAGCAGCATCAGCCACTGTGCCTTGAGCAGCAGTGGCATAGTCTGAGATAGGGGTTGTAGCAACCGTGCCTAGCCCTAGAGTGGTTCGTTGTGCAGAAGCATCAGCATCATCTAATAATGCTTTACCAGCAGTGGTAATGTCACCACCTAGATTGGCAGTTTGTATTACACCGTCTTTAACTACCCACGATAGTCCACCACTAGAGACAACAATGTCACCCTTGTCCCCATCAATCTGATTTGGGTCTCCAGCAATACCCGCACCACCAGCACCACGATAAATTCCCATGACTATCCTTTGCTATATTTTTTAGCTACTACTTTCTTAGGAGTGTCTTCCACTACTTCCACATACTCTTCATAGTCAGGGTGAGCTTGAGTAGTAACAATATCTACATGACTTGTAAACTCTACAACATTACCTGTTAATTTGCATTTGAATTTCATCTTATTCTCCTTAATTATTTGTCAAAAGTGTTCCATGCCTTGCCCTGCTGTTTAGCTACAGCTAGGGCAGCCTCATTTATACTAAGTCCATTATTGACACCATTTACAATTTGATTCATTGTATTCATATCTTTGGTATCTAAATTATATTTTTGGGCTACTAATACAAATTTATTTCCATCTATCTTAGCGGCAGCGGTTTTCTTCATCTTATTCCCCTTTAATATTCTTATGTAAACTGAAACAATCTACATAAAAATAGCCCCTCCGAAGAAGGGCTAAGGTTACTACGCTGGAACTGCTAGTGCATACGCAGCATCGTCACGCATCTCTTTTACACCGTAAAGTGTATCAGCAGTATATAGAGTACCTAAATACTCTTGTTTATACTGTGTTTGTGAACGAACAGATTGTTGCTCTGCTAAGACCGCTGCATCTTTATGACCCATAAGGACAATACGTGATGTAGTAGTTGTAGGCGTATCAGCATTAGAAGAAACAAATACAGGGATGCCGTATAAGTTACCAATCTCACCATTACGGATAGTGTTAGCACTACCAACTTCACCAACAAATGCTTGCTCTGTATAACGAGCAATACCCATTAATGTGTTGCGAGCTGAAGGTGGTACGATAATGAAGCGACCTTCCATCGGTACATCAGCATCATCAAGACGTTGAATTGTACGACGAACAGCAGCATCAGTTAAAGCACCTGAACCTGAAGCACCATCAACATAAGGAGTAGTACCGTCTGCACCTGAGAAAGCACCGTCATAATCAGCAGTGCCATCACCACCATTAAAACCACGACCTAATTGAATCAAGTCAGAATCAACTTGTTTACCTAGAGCATAGCCAGCATCTTCAGTGTAGAATTTACGTAATGAAGAAAGAGCTTGTGTTTCAACAATATCCTCAATCAAACGTGAATACTCATAATGCTTGTTAATCAAGATA